CCGCCATCAGGCGGCTTGGTGTTCTTTCAGTTCTTCAAATCGAATATTGGTTACATTGTTTTCATATATGAATAAATAAATTAGCTTTTTTCGTTGCCTTCGCGTTCTTTATTAATTTTGACAAACTCGTTTTTACCACGCTCTCCAAATGCGTCTTTAGAGTCGTTGTATCCGCAATCGCAGCACACATAATCACCAGACCATCCACGCATTGTTTTTTCTTTTGCAATATTTCCAGAACCGCATTTTGGACAAGACATATCACTACCTCCAAAGCATGAGTGAGATGACAACGTAACATTGATTGGAGATTAACAATAGATTGCTGATGTAAAAGATATGTATAAGCTTCGCTTTCAAAGTGGAGGCTCTGGTAGCGGCATCCAGTGAGTTACGTCATCCAAGATATATCCTGATAAATACGTGAAAGCTCTATATTTTTTGTAATCAATTGGATTTGCAACCCAGTTCCAATATGCGGCCACGATTTCACCTTGACTAAATGCCAGTAACATTTTGGTGTCTTCCGGCATTCGATCACTACAGCTTATCCAACCATCAGGAGTTACCGGAGAGTTGCCACCGGGAATATTTTCCGGAATATTTTGTTGTGCGTTTTGTGGTTGTTCGGATTTACCCTGAAGCATGGCGGCGCGGCAGGCGTTCCAGCCAGCTGTTCGCCCAAGCGCGTAAACTTCAGATGGCTCAAGATAATCAATGTCATGCCCATCCTCATCGTCGTTCTCAGGTAATGCAGCAGGTACTACCGGTACTGGCGGAGCGGCGTAGACTTCAATAATCCCATTATCAATAGGCCATTCCCCATCCTTGATGTAGTCACTTGTGCCGTCAACTTGCTGTTCTGCAATGTGGAATGCGCCAATAGGCTCTGCTTCCAGCGATGCCAGTGCAATACGCAGGGCAGCCAGGATATTCCCCTGGTAATCATCAAGCCCGAAAGGAAGCTCATCACGAACGCTTTCATAATCGTTGATAGCCTGCTGCAGCCATTCTCTTGTGATAGTGCTCATGATGCCTCTCCTTTACATGCTTCGGTGACGTTTATTCCAGCGTTGTGCAGTGCCTCAAGAACCTGATGCTGCCTGTAAACCATTTCAGTGTGGTAAGGCTCGTCAAAATCGACGCGATGCAACATGCTATAGCATTGCGGAAGCACAACCTCCCGCGCCTCCAGTTCAGCGATGCGCTTCTCTGCGGCTTCTGTTTTTCTCCTTAACGCCTCGCTACAACCATCAGCTTTTCGGATTGCTAACTCCAAGTGTTTATTCAGCGCTTCTGCGGCTTCCAGCTCAACGCGCAGCTTCCCTACCGTTAGCGCAATTTCCTCGTTCTCCTGGTCGCGGGATTTGATGTATTGCTGGTTTCTTTCCAGCTCATCCAGCAGCGCCAAGACGGTAGCGGGATTGGCTGCGGCGATGAAAGCAGCATCACGCGATTCGTTTTCACTGAACACCATAGCTATTTGCTCATGGTTCACGCCGTCAGTGGAGTAAATCTCATCGTCGAATTCAACAGCCCACTGACCTTTCGTAGCCTTCTCTGCGGCCTCACGCAGTGCCTGGTAATTAATCTCGCTCACTGGTTGCCTCCTTTACGCCACATCGCATTCAGATATTTGTTTTGATTCACTGATGGAAAAGAATTTCTCTTAAGCAATTCCTCTCTCGATGGCATTGGCTTTACGCGTTGGCGAATAATCATTTCTGCCGGAAGAATGCCGGGATTGTATGCAAGTCCTCTCATGGTAAATTCCTCTTTGTTAATTTATTCGTATGCCTGCTCTTTCTTCATCGAGTTTTTTTAGCTTGTATCGCATAGCTCTTACTGAATAAATTGAGCGGCAGGTTGCAATTGCTATTTCTTCTGCGGAGAACTTACCGAAAAGTGATACTTCGGCTCTTGTCCATCGTCTTCCACGAAGTCGGCTAACAATGTCAGCGCCAATCCTTGTTGCTTTCGCCATTACTGCTTTTTCAGTCCTTTCCAGTTTTTCTGCGATAACTTCAACTGGCATTGTCGCCGCTACCTCGCGCAAGAAATCGACTTCCCATTTCTCCCATGGAGTCTTTTTCATAGGCGATACCGTTATTTGATAAGAAGTGAAGGTTTCCCAACTTTGAGTTGAGCACCGGGGATATTTATTCCTGCTTTTAGTTGGTGTTTGATTGCCAGTTTGTCGGCTTTAATTGTCGTTTCGAACTCAACGTATTCAGGAGGAAGGGCGCTTGAGTCGATGATTTCTACAGTTTCTGACGGTTTGCGGATTGTTACCTGGTGAATACCTGCTCGAATCTTTTTCTTGCCAACCATTTCAAGCGATGACGCTATATACGCCATAATGCTGTCAATCTTATTTTGAATTACTGCGGCTCGCTCATTTAGTGACTTTGCCTCGTCCTTGAGGCGTTCAGCATAACCATATTCATTTTTAATAATGGCAAGAAGTTGCTCTATTTTATCGGTAAATTCTCCTTCCATGCCTTCTATTGTGTCAGCAATCATCTCTGGCTCTAAATCTGAATCCATCAGCTTTGCGTATTCATTGGCTATTTCATACAGTTTGCTCACTGGCAACCTCCAGTTTCGCTTTGCATTCTATGTAAATGGCTTGTACGTTCTGCTGCAATTTCATTCCAGATGTCAGGCGATATGCTTCTGCAAAATATCGCTTCAAATCATCCATGTTTTCTGCCTGAGCCATTTCATCGCAAAGAAGTTGTGCTTTATCCATTATTTCCTGCTGGCGTTTCCGTTCATCTTCGCGGATATCTTCCTCTGATTTGTGCGGCATAACTGGTTCCTGATGCATACCTTCATCTTCGTTAAGCAGGTGAATGGCATTATCCAGTCGCTGGGCTTTAGGCCAGTATTTGCTGGCGCGTTTAACTATTGTTTTACGCGCCATCTCTTCCCAGAATGTTTTCCACGGTCCATTCTTTGCCTTGCTCGTTGCTTCCACAGCTTTAATTTCTGCCAGACTCATTTCTTCAGTCAGGTAGTCACCATCTGCTGTTTTAACCGTGCAATAACCTCCAACAATAGAGCCTCGCTCACCAAATGCGTTGTATTTGTGGGTTGGTGCTGAATCAAGGCCATTTGATTCATAGGTGTCGTTTGAGTACACCAGTTTGCATTGCCCCCACTTAATTGATCCTGTCGATTGCGCAAGATGAAGTAATCCCATGTAACTGATATCAAGGCACACCATGCCGTCGCGAGGAACCAGATAAGCCAGTTTGCTGGCCGGGTTTAAGGTGATGCCGATCGCCGCAACATTGATGATGGCGTTCTGTGCGCTGGTTGGATTTGCCAGTGCTGTTTTAGCCAGGTAATCGTTTTTCTGGAAATACTGAATTGCAAACTGGCTTTCCTTAGCCCATGTCACCGTCTGTTCAGTCAATGCTCCGCAGAATAACTGCTCCTGCTGTTTAACGAATTCAACGATATTGCTCATGCAGCTTCTCCAAAAATGTGTCTGCGTTTGAATATTGCGAAGGCATATTCAGCCTTAACTCTTTCGGTTATTGCATCCCAGAACCATTCAGCGGCTTTTTCCTGATAGTTACAGTCATCATCTTCCAGCCAGTCGATAGCGTCCTTAGTGTGTTCATCTGGTTTATATGAGCGAAGCATTTCGCTTATTGGGTCGCAACGTTTGCAGAGGCGATCAACTTCACTGTTGATTCGTTCGTAATCATCATCGGTAAAACTTGCGATGATTTGCGATATTTCACGCTTATCATTCAGAGTCAGAATCATCATCTTTCTCCTGTTCTTTGTGCTGATTGAGCATTTTGTTCATCTGACGAATGAATTCTTCGTCTGACCAGTTATCTGTAAAACTCATGGACGGCCTTGTTGTTTCAAAATATCCCAAAGCTTTTCGAGCAAACTTTTCATTCTTGGTTGTTTAAAGTCTGCTCCGGTTAAAATATTTTTTCGTGAATGCTGTACCGATAAAATTGGGTTGAAAGGGCGAACCGATGCCGCCCCTGCAATAGCGAACTGTTGCATAGGATGCTCCTTCTGTTTGATTGCATAACGAAAACGCCTCGAATGAAGCGTTATTGGTATGCATATAAAAAAGCCCTCACACTGGAGGGCAAAGAAGATTTCCAATAATCAGAACAAGTCGGCTCCTGTTTAGTTACGAGCGACATTGCTCCGTGTATTCACTCGTTGGAATGAATACACAGTGCAGTGTTTATTCTGTTATTTATGCCAAAAATAAAGGCCACTATCAGGCAGCTTTGTTGTTCTGTTTACCAAGTTCTCTGGCAATCATTGCCGTCGTTCGTATTGTCCACTCCATTGATTCTTATCAATAGTCGTAGTCATAAGGATAGTCCTGGTATTGTTCCATCACATCCTGAGGATGCTCTTCGAACTCTTCAAATTCTTCTTCCATATCTCACCTCAAATAAGTGGTTTGCTGCCAAAACAATGAACCATCCGGAAATTCCAGATAGTTCATAATTCACTCTTCAATACTTCCAACTTACTAATAGCCGATAGATATCCGCGCTGATAAGGCATCATCATTCCTTCGAGCTTGCCACTTCTTAACTCCTCCCTGAGCAATTGTATTGCTTGATCAATAACCTCTGCCTTAGCGTCCTTTATGGCTTGCTTGCGGGGCTTTGCTTTCTGCTTTGGCAGATTTCTCAAGCATGATGGAATGTATGTCTGATTCATCACTTACCTGGCTGTCAGTTGTTTTGATTTCCGGTAGCCTGCCGCGTAAAGAGCTACGTTTGGCAGGCAAATACTTCCACTGCATTCGTCGGTATTTTGGTTACGAATGTTGCCGAGTGATATTGCTTTTTCAGAAAGGATTAAACGTTTTCTCGGGGCTTCCTGAACAGGTTCCTCACTGTCTGTGCCGAAGATCGAATCGATGATGTTGCATATAGCATCACGCTCGATAGCCAGCTTTCTGCGCCGCTCATGACGGCGAGTTTTGGCATTTCCTGCAAATGTTGATTTCCCGTACACGATTACCGTCATGATATTTTCCTCATGTGAAATGGCTTTGGTGGTGATGCGCCAGGTGCTGATCTTCTGGTTGCTGTCGTTGCAGCTGCAATTCACATCACCGCCAAACCCATCTCGTTTGGTATCTGTTTGCGCTTTGTCAGCGCCCCATCGAAGTTAAAGAGCCTGCCAATCTGTTCCGTTTGGCTTCCAGCTTCCTGCTGATGGCTAAATAGTACGATGTGTACTTTATTGAGTTAATACAAAATGTTCTAAATGTGGTTAGTTTTTTATAACACTTTGTATTTTATTGATTTATATTTTGGAAAAAGAAAACCCGACGCTAAGGTCGGGTTATTGTTGTGTGTTTTAGAGTGGTGAGGCTGTTAACTAAATGTCTCTTCAGGCCACTGGCTGGCGATAACTTTCCCTACTACGGAACAGCTATCATTGCATGGGATCATTGGATATTGCGGGTTTAGTGGTTGTAGGAACACCTGACCGCTATCCCTGATCAGTTTCTTGAAGGTAAACTCGTCACCACCAAGTCTGGCTATGCAGAAATCACCTGGCTCAACAGCCTGCTCAGGGTCAACGAGAATTAACATCCCGTCAGGAAAGCTTGGCTTGGATCCTGTTGGTGCGGTCATGGAATTACCTTCAACTTCAAGCCAAAACGCACAATCACTGGCTTTTTTGGTTGTGCTGACCCATCTCTCCGCATCACCTTTGGTAAAGGTTCTAAGCTCAGGCGAGAACATCCCGGCCTGAACATGAGAAAAAACAGGGTACTCATATTGTTTTTTAACGGGGGCAGATGAGTATTCGCCAACAGGTGAAAATGTACCGTCGTGGTTGAATGAGACGTTATCAATACCAAGGTATTTAAACACCACACCAATCTCGTCAAGAGATGGATGACGAGATCCGCGCAACCAGTGACCAATTCCACCCTGCGTCATACCAAGCTCTTCAGCTAACTTCTCTTGAGTTATGCCGAGTTCTTTCATTCTGGATCTAGCCAGTTCATACCATTTCATCTTCATATCCTTATTATTACGCTCTGTACTAAAACCATCCATGCACAAGATGTATTTTTTGTTTGCATTCCAAAAGTACATATCGTATTATTGTTTCATGGTTACTATGGAGGGCATATGAGCAACCTACGAAAATATCGAGAGTCACTGAATATCTCTCAAACAACACTTGCTAAGGCGGTTGGATGCACACAGGGAGCTATCGGACATTGGGAATCTGGTCGTCGCTTCCCAGACCTTAAAACATGCCGTGCTCTTGTTGCGTGCCTAAACAAGTTAGGCGCAAAAGTCAGTCTTGATGACGTGTTCCCGCCGGAACACAAAGCCGCTTAATAAGCGGATCAGCTCTTTATCAATCTGCACCGCCGACAACGCGGTAACTAATTAATCACTCATCGAAAGATGAGTATTAGTGATTATTTACCTATGGAAATAGTAAGAAATGGAACAAACAAGTTACAGCAAACTATCACAGCGCGACGTTGATCGCGCAGAAACAGATTTACTCATCAACCTGTCAACGCTTACCCAGCGCGGTCTGGCAAAGATGATTGGCTGTCATGAATCGAAGATAAGCAGAACGGACTGGAGATTTATTGCTTCGGTCTTGTGTGCTTTCGGAATGGCATCAGACATCAGTCCGATTAGCAGGGCTTTTAAGTATGCGCTTGATGGACTCACCAATAAAAAACGCCCGGAGGCAACCGAGCGTTCTGAACAAATCCAGATGGAATTCTGAGGTCATTACTGGATCAATCCACAGGAGTAATTATGACAAAACGTCGTAAGAAATACCAGGAAAAAGAAGAGATTCGACACCCTGATTCACCTGAGGGATTAGTGGTAGCCGCAGCAAATAACAGGGCGTTCGCAGAGCGCCTTGTTGGTGTTTACAGACTAGCCAAAGCAGGAGTGAAACATGGGCGTCGTTAAGTTAGCTGATTACAGGCATAACCCTGTACAACATCAGGAGGCATCCAGTATGGGGTATGTCTCTATACACCGCCAGTTTATGGACAGCAGGCTCTATAAGGACTCTCAGGCAGTACATCTTTGGCTTCACTTAATCCTCAAGGCTAATCACGAATCTACTGTCGTCAATACGGATATCGGTCCGATAACTGTTGATCGCGGTCAGATGATAACTGGACGCCCGTCGCTGGTCAGAGAAACATTCATTCCAGACAACAAAGTTCGGAGCTTATTACGGACTTTTGAGTCGAAAGGGATGCTTAATATTTGCTCGATGGGGAAGAAATTTAGCCTGTTTACAATCGTTAAATATGACGATTTTCAGGCAAAAAATTGTCCAACGGTTGTCCAACGGTTGTCCATAAACAATAATATAAATAATATCTCTAATACTGACGTATTAGAGAGTGCCACAGCAGACAAAAAGTCTGACAAGAAAAAACCTTCCGTTAGCTGTCAGGATGTTGTCGATGCTTACCACGAAATCCTTCCTGAAGCGCCAAGAATCCGCGCACTGAATGACAAGCGTAAAAACCAGATCCGAACGTTCTGGCGCAAAGCCGGAGTGATAACCCGCCAGCTTGACGGGCATGGGTTCACGATGCAGGACTGGAGAAATTATTTGAGCTACGTAGGCGAAAATTGCCGATGGATGTTCGAAGAGCGTCCAAACCATCAACGCGGAACCGTCTGGCACAAAAAGGGATTTGATTTCCTGCTTAACGATAATACCTACCTGAAAGTTCGTGAGGGTGAACACGATGACCGATAATTTTTATGCGCCGCCCCATAGCATCGAGGCAGAGCAGGCGGTGATTGGTGGATTGCTTCTGGATGATGACAGCAGTGAGCGCGTCCAGAAAGTTCTGGCGATGCTGAAGCCTGATTCATTTTACAGCCGACCACACAAAATTCTTTTCGAAGAAATAACCAGAATGCACCGGGAGCAAAAGCCAGTAGATGGCCTGACGCTTTTCGATGAACTGGAGCGCAAATCGTTAACGGTGTCTGTTGGCGGTTTTGCTTATATCGCTGAGATCGCAAAGAACACGCCAAGCGCAGCAAACATCGTTGCCTATGCAATGCAGGTTCGTGAAACCGCAATGGAACGCTACGCCATCAACCGCATGACTGAAGCGACGGAATTGCTCTATTCCCGCAACGGAATGACTGCAACGCAGAAGTACGAAGCTATTCAGGCGATTTTCACGCAACTGACAGACCATGCAAAAACCGGATCGCGTCGCGGACTTCGCTCATTTGGTGAGGTCATGGAAGACTGGGTTAGCGACCTTGAGAAGCGATTTGACCCATCAGGCGAACAACGGGGAATGAGCACAGGGATCCCATCGCTGGACAGGATGCTGTCACCGAAAGGTCTGGTGAAAGGCTCTCTGTTTGTCATTGGCGCTCGCCCTAAGATGGGGAAAACGACGCTATACAGCCAGATGGCAATCAACTGCGCAGTGCATGAGAAAAAGCCCGCTCTGATGTTCAGCCTTGAAATGCCAGGAGACCAGATACTGGAAAAACTGGTAGGGCAGAAGTCTGGTGTTAACCCGAATATTTTTTACCTTCCGGCGACAAATGACGCTGATGACGGCTATCAGGGTGATTACGATGGTGACTTCAACAGGGCGATCGAAACAGCTAATCGTTTGAGTGAAATCGACCTGCTTTACATCGACGACACGCCGGGATTATCTCTGGCTCAAATCGTCAGCGAAAGCCGTCGAATCAAGCGAGAAAAAGGATGTGTTGGCATGATTCTGGTCGATTACCTGACACTAATGACCGCTGAGAAGGCCGATCGCAACGACCTTGCTTACGGCATGATCACCAAAGGACTGAAGAACCTTGCCAAAGAGCTTGATTGCGTTGTTGTGCTTCTGACGCAGCTTAACCGCGCACTGGAAAGCCGAACCAATAAACGCCCATTACCAAGTGACTCACGAGATACAGGGCAGATTGAACAGGATTGCGATTATTGGGTGGGGATCCATCGTGAAGGTGCTTTTGATGACAGTGTTCCACCTGGTGAAACCGAACTAATCCTTCGTCTCAATCGTCATGGCAATACCGGCACGGTGTATTGCATTCAGGCAAATGGCGCTATTTATGACACAGACCAACAGTCTGCTGAAATGCGCCGCCGTGAACGCGAGGAGCCGCAGTCCAAGAAGAAAGGAGGATTCTGATGACCATCTACATCACTGAGCTAATAACAGGGGCTATTTACACAGTAGCCCTTTTTTATTGGATTAAGAACGAGGGGGATCCTGATGGACACCGTTAACGGAATGTGTTCAGACGCACCGCGTGCCAAAAAATGTAAATGCGGAAAATCACCGACAATATTCGACATGGAGAACGGGTGCCAAATCTACTGCGCTAACCACGCCGCTGTGGCGGCCGCGAATTATCGCAGTGCGGTAACGGAGTGGAATAACCTGAAATCTGTTAGAGAGGGAAGTCATGAAAAAACTAACCTTTGAAATTCGATCCCCAGCACATCAGCAAAACGCTATTCACGCGGTACAGCAAATTCTTCCAGACCCAACCAAACCAATCGTAGTAACCATTCAGGAGCGCAACCGCAGCTTAGACCAAAATCGGAAGCTTTGGGCTTGCCTTGGTGACGTTTCGCGTCAGGTTGAATGGCATGGTCGCTGGCTGGATGCAGAAAGCTGGAAGTGTGTGTTTACCGCAGCATTAAAGCAGCAGGACGTTGTTCCTAACCTTGCCGGGAATGGCTTTGTGGTAATAGGCCAGTCAACCAGCAGGATGCGTGTAAGCGAATTTGCGGAGCTATTAGAGCTTATACAGGCATTCGGTACAGAGCGTGGCGTTAAGTGGTCAGACGAAGCGCGACTGGCTCTCGAATGGAAAGCGCGATGGGGAGATCGGGCTGCATGATGCGATGTTATCGGTGCGGTGAATGCAAAGAAGATAACCGCTTCCGACCAAATCAACCTTACTGGAATCGATGGTGTCTCCGGTGTGAAAGAACACCAACAGGAGTTTTACCACTACCGCAGGAAAAGGAGGACGTGTGGCGAGACAGCGACGAAGTATTACTCAAATAGCGTTAGACAACCTGATTTTTACTCCTACCAAACGCACCAAATCCCGCAAGAAACCAATCCCCACAGAAAGCCAGGTAAAGACATTCGATTATGTCTACGGGCTGTTACAGGCCAAATGGAACCGCATGAGGAAAACAAGGTGATTGACCCAAATCGAAGTTACGAACAAGAAAGCGTCGAGCGGGCTTTAACGTGCGCTAACTGCGGTCAGAAACTGCATGTGCTGGAAGTTCACGTGTGCTCCGATTGCTGCGCAGAACTGATGAGCGATCCGAATAGCTCAATGTACGAGGAAGAAGACGATGAATGAGTTAATAAATGGCAATGCCATCAAAATGACAAGCATTGAAATCGCTGAGTTGGTGGGTAAGCGTCATGACAATGTGAAACGTACCATCGAAACGCTGGCTAAAAATGGTGTTATCCGGCTTCCTCAAATTGAGGTTTCCGAAAGAATCAATAACTTAGGGTTCAGTGTTCAGTACGAGCATTACGTCTTCGAAGGCGAACAAGGAAAGCGAGACAGTATTGTCGTTGTAGCCCAGTTGTCGCCGGAATTCACCGCTCGTCTTGTTGACCGTTGGCGAGAGCTTGAAGAAACTGCGGTTAATATCCCAAAAACGCTACCAGAAGCGTTGCGCCTTGCTGCTGATCTTGCTGAGCAGAAAATGCAACTGGAAAACCAGCTCGCAATTGCCGCACCTAAAGTTGAGTTTGCCGATCGCGTTGGCGAGGCCAGCGGAATTTTGATTGGAAACTTTGCAAAGGTTGTTGGTATTGGTCAAAACAAACTGTTTGCGTGGATGCGTGATCACAAAATCCTTATTGCTTCAGGTTCCCGGCGCAATGTGCCAATGCAGGAATATATGGATCGCGGCTATTTCACAGTGAAAGAAACAGCGGTCAACACAAATCACGGAATACAGATATCGTTCACCACAAAAATCACCGGGCGTGGTCAACAGTGGCTGACCAGAAAGCTGCTCGATAACGGAATGCTGAAAGTAACAGGGGAGGCTGCTTAATGGCTAATCTACGCAAAGAAGCACGCGGCAGAGAATGCCAGGTACGTATTTACGGCGTATGCAATGGCAATCCTGAAACTACAGTTCTGGCACATTACCGGATGGCTGGAATTTGCGGAACGGGAATGAAGCCTGACGACCTGATCGGCGCATGGGCTTGTAGTGACTGCCACGCGGAGATCGACCGACGCACCCATAATCTCGACAACAAAGACGCCAGACTTTACCACCTCGAAGGCGTGATCAGGACGCAGGCGATACTGCTGAAGGAGGGGAAGATTAAGCCATGAACGAATATCAGTTTGCGCTTCCTTACCCGCCGTCGGTGAACACCTACTGGCGAAGACGGGGGAGTCAATACTACATCAGCGATAAAGGCCAGAAATACCGAAAAGACGTTCAGCAAATCATCCGCCAACTCAAGTTAGACATTTTCACCAAATCACGACTCCGCATCAAAGTCATCGCAGACGTTCCAGACTCCCGCCGCCGCGACCTCGACAACATCCTGAAAGGTTTACTCGACTCCCTTATCCACGCCGGATTTGCGGAAGACGACGAGCAATTCGATGACATTCGCGTAATTCGTGGTGTGAAAGTACCAGGCGGACGGCTTGGAATAAAAATCACCGAACTGGAGAACGTATGAACTCCACAATTCAAACGATACCAGAGCTTCTTATCCAGACACGAGGAAATCAGACCGAAGTGGCGAGGATGCTTTCCTGTGCAAGAGGAACAGTGCTCAAGTACAACCGAGACAGCAAAGGCGAACGTCACGTAATAGTTAACGGCGTCCTGATGGTCAAACAGGGCAAGAGGGGAAGACGATGAGCATAAGAGAACTAAACCTCACCAAAGAGCAGCACGATTGGCTGAATGGATGGCTTGAACTGTGGGGCGCATGGGTTTATTCAGGTCGTCTGGAAAAGCGCATGAGCAGCGTAATAGCGAAGTTCATGGAGAGCGTAGAGCCGGGAAGAGTTATGACAAGGCCAATGTGTAATGATGATGATGGAATGTTGATTTCTCAGGTCGTCGATTCCGTCATGTACATTGACAAGAAAGCCTTTGGCATCCTCCTCAGCTACTACGCTCATGGTTCATCTAAGCGAGCAATTGCATCCTACTATCACGCGACTGCAAAGCCACGCAAGATGTGTGGACGTGGTGGCGAGGGATGGAGAAAACCTTCACTGGCAACCTGTAGAAACGAAATTGACGATATCCTGAAAGCGTCGTTATTTGTTTTGTACCAGCCAATGCAAAATGCTTTCAAAATGCGTAAACGTGTTGAGAAAGTTAAGCATATTGCTGTTAAAAGCCTTGACATGCAATTATCCATTTAGCCATAATTAGAAGGTAAGCTGCCGTTAGTGACTCTTAAGTTGCAACGGTGGCTTTTTTATTTGCACAACAGGTAAGAGCATTGAACCCGCAGACCTCGCGGAATTGGTTAAAGGTGCCGCGCAGTGCTCTTATCGTTGTGGTGAATGCACAGGCTGATGTGTAAGGGCAAGAATCTTTCGCTGGATTCGGTGTGGCCACGTAGCCCGCTGTAGGCAGTTGCAGCAAACCGGAGATCAGCACCGGTCGCCACAATCCAAACTGAGCCGTAGCCACTGGATGTCCTGAATTCATCAGTGATAGTTATGCTGCGGCCTTCTACACATGATCTTCGTGAAAGCGGGTGACAGGAGGTCGCGCTAACAACCTCCTGCCGTTTTGCCCGTGCATATCGGTCACGAACAAATCTGATTACTAAACACAGTAGCCTG